CCCGGGATTGCTCCCTTTCCCTATTGACGCGGAGCGCCTAGATACGCGTTTGAAAATATTACCACCCCGCACTCTTTCGAGAGGAGCAGTGTTGTAGATATATGATAACCGTACCGAAGCACAGTTAGTCGTCTTGGAATAAGTTTTCATCTTTGAATAGGTGATACTATCCCTAAGGGCATAATTGAAGCACAACTGGAAGGGGGGAATCCCCCCACCTACTACGAGCTATCTAAGAGCCGGCATGCCTAATCAGTCTTAAGTCTTAATATTGTTCAGCTCACGTTTATTTTAGTGATACTGAATTAAGACCGTTTAACCGCTGCATGATCACCCCTTAACTTCTGCGTTCGCATACTAGAATTATTCGTTCTAATAGCCCTACGTAGCGTTTATGTGATCTGGTTGAGCTTTAATCTCTCAACTGGTTACTCGGCAAAGATTGAGTCCAGTACGCCAGTCAACTAAGGAGCCTTAGTTCCAATTTAGTTTCTTCTAACTTTCCGCCAAGAACGCCATCGAGCCAGCCACTCTCCTCCTCTGACAAAATCAGTAGGACGAGGTGCCTGACGACGAATAGTAAGATCAGGTGCTAAACCAAGACCTTCTATCTCTTTCTCCAGAGACTCAACTCTGGTTACTAAAACGGCTAACCGATCTAATGAAAGATCGGCTTCTATCAAAGAAGTTAAGTCTGTTTCGAGTCCTCGTAGTTCACTATGTAGGTCAAAGAAAGAATCTCGATAGCAAAATTCAATCATACTCATCAAGGATCTAATTTGATCCTGAGATAGAGTTCCCGGGTCCCGCACTAACCAGATTCCATCTGGATTAGCACGTACAGCCCGAGGCCATAATGATCCTGAATACTTAGGATCCCCAACAAATAAGAACTTAGGCAATTGCCACGGTTGATATTTGGAGGTTCCATAGTGAGCCCCAGTTCTATCAACCTCAACTAATTTAGTTAAGGCCTTCGCTCGAGGTAATAAATCAATTACTCTCTGACGAATTGACGCAGCCAGATCTTTAAACCAGATATCATCTGGATACTTAAACTCTGAACCACCAGAGGCCATCCAATTAAGGATGTCTCCTTTGAACCCGGGTCCTCCAGGTCCGTAGTAACTAACTACGTAACCTTGAAGGCGACGAGGTAACACCGACCATGATTGGTTAATCCGAGAAACGGATCGGTATCCGAACCCCAGGAGAGCTAAACCCTGAGATAAGGATAGTTGGTACTTACGTACCAATTCCAACCACGCTGGCAATGAACCAGCAGCGGAAAGGACCTCCAAGAGAGCTAACGGTCCTACGGAGAAACCTCCGTAAAAGACACGTTTAGCAAACTCAAGAACCCCTCGCCCTGAAGAATCCTTCACGGATTTAGAAAGTTGGATTCCAACTCCTAAACCGCTCATGATTTTCAGGTAGGTATCGGCTACTAGCCGGTCGGCGATTACTATGTCATCTCCTAAGAGAGCATAGTCTTCGAACCATTCATCACCTGTTACTCGCCCAGACAATGCTGCTGCCATCTGCACTATAGCATGATGGGTCATTGCAAGCATTGCCCAAGATGTTAAAGCACCCATAGGTTGCCCAACTGCGTAACGTACAAACCGATCACCTTCATCACCGGGTTGAAAAGCCCGAGAAGGTAATACGTAGTCACGTCCTACCATTAAAGTCATCCATAGGTTAGCACCGTGAGCGGTTATCAACCGACTCAGTAGGGCCCCTTGGATTAATAATGGCAATCGATCCGTGGCAGAGCTAAGGTCCAAGGACCAAAAGCGTCTGTGCCCTTTCGACTGTAAAAGTTGAATAGGAGCAAGTTGATCGAAAGTTCCATCTTGAGGGATTGCCTTCAAGATCTCGAATAGGTAATCATGCAACGGCTTCATTGCCCATTGCGTGAAACAGTCTACCATAGCAAACACACGGATTTTACCCGCAGGTTCATCTTTTAAACCTAGTTTACCAATATCAGTAGGCACATTACATGCCTCCTCCGTTAATAACGAAGGCGCTACTTTACCAAACTCCTCCAACCAATTGAGGAATCGGGTATTTCGGGTCATCAGTAACCAGTCTCGAAAGAAAGGATACAAATCTGATCTGGACCAGGCTATAGCTGTACGAATTATACCAAATGGTGACGTAGACAGATATAAATCATTCGTTGGTGTAGACCGCGGAATGAGAAAAGGTGACACTCGAAATCTGGCTAAAAGATTGAGAGGTGATTTCAAATCATCCTCATCAATAGCTTGTAGTTTAACAAGTTTTCGCCAGAACTGACTAGAAAATCTAGACCAGTCAGGTAAGAAGCCCGAAAGCTCCTTACCAGGATCGGTGATTGAAGAAAATGATAACTTTCCTGGAAACTCGATTACTCTATAAATAGAGAACAAAGTAAACCAGTATCGTATGATAAGGATATCCCCAGCTGCTATTCGTCTTCTATGAAGAACGGGTATAACAGTAGGAAGTCCCAACATCCCCCGACGCACTCTTGGAGTGCTAGGGAAGGAATCTAAGTCTCTTGCTATAGACTGAGCCAAAGATGTATTCAGAGCTTTCAGAGTTATTACTAACCCTTTAAGACCCTGACTTCGGCCCAAGGATGAGCACCAAGACATGTAACGGATAGCAGGTTTTACAAAACCAAGACGCATATATCCTAACCGTCCACGAATCTGACTAATCAGAAACGTAAGGAACGGCCGACCTTGATTTCTCAAGATCATGGCACCAACAGCTGCTAATATATTTTCAAGCTGCGAACAAATAAATAATTTTAATGTCACGCGTTGTAAGTATTATTAGACATCTGAGGACTCGGTTTCCACTTGCGTGGGCCGCAGCCACCTTATTCAAGGAGACGGATGTTTCGTCTGAGGCTTCAGACTAGCTATCCACCAGAAGTATTGGCATACGCCACCCCCCTATCTATTACCTATAACAGTAATAGTAGAGGAACGTATTCAGTACCAATTAGGACCCCGCCCTTAGGCGGCCTATCGAGCTATACCCCACCCACTTAAGGGTGAACCATAGCACTTAGTACCGTCGTATAGGCATTTCGTAGCCGGAATACCGGCCCTATCCTACTCTACTTCCTTAGGAACTAGAGAGACCTCGCGTCCGAAGCACTTAGTATGGTCCAAATCAACCATCGAGAGTTAGGGTGTGAGCCTTTCCCAATGTTGCTCGCAACGAGCATTGACATTACATACCAGCCACTTCAAACGGAATAATTACCGTAGGAGAACCTAGATCCGCGATGCTGAACTAACAGCTACGCTTCTTTCAGTCCTTTCTTAGGATTTTAAGAAGTTAGAGTGC